GCTTTCCGATAAAGGCATAGCTTGTATTTGTTTATACTGCGTTGGTACTTTGCATTGATGATACGCAATCTCGCCAAGTTTCTCCTTGACCAACTGCGTGTCAATCTTAGCACCAAGTTTTTGTGTAACATGAACTGAGTAATCCCTCCCATGTAATAGATTAGCGTTCTCGCTCATAGACAAGTCTATCATCAGTTGTCTATTGACTTTAATAAAGTCTGCTAGAACTTTCTGCATTGTTAACGCACGACCATACGCATCTATAACAGCTTGTTTGTTTTTCTTACTTACACTAGCTGGACTCTGTTGAGCCTTCTCTAGTACTTCTATTATATTAACAGCTTTTGACATTTTATTTTCCTTTCGTCTTTCTAGTTAATAAGTCTTATATAATCCCATTTCATTAGAAGTCAATAGTCTTTTTTATTTTTTTTTTCCACAGAGTTCTTCAGCCCAGCCGTGCTTCTGTTAACTATACTATAGTACAACCAACCAGGAAAGTTACAGGCCTGATGGAGATGCAGCTGCGGGTGCAGCTACTACTATAGCTACAGAAACCCCAAGAAAACTAGGACGAAGGTAATGCAAAAGTAAACCAGGAACACATGTGCAGCCAGGAACGCTGCAGCGGCTCCCACTGTAACAAGCAGGAGCAATGCGATAACTATCAGGATCATAATGCAGGTATCATTTCTTGCATCTGAGTCCAGGCCTCAGCGTCCTGGTCCACCAGCACATGCGCGCCGTCGCCCCAGTCCAGGTACCAGTATTCCAAGCGATGTAGTTCGGCGTGTTCGTTAACGTACCCGCGGAGCTCGTCGCTGGGCCCGCCCCAACTAAACTGCCAACGCCAGTACCCTTCTGGTTGGTCGTTGAATGTATGCGGTTCTACATAGTCAAAGCCCAGTGCCTCGTACTCAGGGTTCTTCAGGTCTTCCTGTCTATCTTCCCACTCCTGCTTCACCAGCTCTGCGCAGGTGGGGTTTTTCTTTATTACTGTTACGGTTTCCATCTTGTTCCTTTCTATAATGTGGCCGATCATGATACTTCCAAACGGATTCGGTAGCCACATGTGTATATATAGTCCCATCTTTTTAGATAGTCAAGACCTAAATAAAATAATTTATCTACCAGCACTTCAGCTCCTGGCTGCAGGTGCAGCTACTGTTACTACTATACCCCAGCAAACCGTGCTTCTGCGGTAATGGACAATGGAGATGTTCCTGCCACGCCAGTTCCTGGCTGCTGGTGCAGCTCACCAGGATCCGAGATGCTAGGGAAATGCTAGGGTTTTCGCCAATGGAGTTCAGCTTCAGCTCACCTGAGCTGCAGCTGCAGGTGGGACACTACTTACTAATAACGGGAGAAAGCTTGGGTGATGGAGGCAATGGACAATGCAGAAGGAACTGCTGTACCTGGTTCCAGGACGCTGCGTCTGCTGGCAGGGACGTGGTTAACTTAGCATGGTCAACGGACAATGCGGATAGGCCCACGGCAATGGAGCTCGGGAAGATACAGGATAAACTGTCTCCGAGGTAGTGGACCATAATAAAACTTCTACCACCTTGCCTTGCATGGTTAAAATGCCACGCTTTTTGAAAAGGGCTTAACTTTATTTTTTTATCTTTAGTTATCTTTAATTCAACCCAGAACATGACACCATCTTTACAACCATAGCAATCTGGTACACCTGGCATAGCCCAACTTTCTAGTCGAGTCCAAAATATACCAGGAGTATTTTTCTTAATTGTATTCCAGTATTTAGATTCTGGTTTCAAAACAAATGCATCATTCCCATAAATAAAAATATCAATATCATTAGTGGTTTTAATCCTATTAACATCAACAACCCAATCGCCATAACAACCCAATCAAACTTATTCATGGACACCTCTTCATCAATTCCATCATTTGATTGTAATACAACAACCTAAACTCAAAGCTCTCAGCAGTCAGTGCTGCACGCCTCAAGTTCTCTATCCTACGCCAAAACAATTCGTCGGTCATAGGTAATGTAGTATACTCATACAAGTCTGGTCTAATTATTACTAACATACTTTCTCCTTTTTTTAAGAGCTAGTCATAAGCATGTCTCAGGTCTCAGTAGCGATCTGCACTTGCTGGCCCTACCAGTTCACTAGCTCTAAAACCTATATAGTCCCATTCTATTTTATAGTCAAGATTTATTTTCTAATTCTTTAACTTCTTCAAACGTAGTTTCAATACTGTACTGTTCCTTCAAATCTTGCAGTTTCTTCTCTACCTCATCTCTTGACATCGAGTCGATTGTACCTGTAAGAATTTCTTTTTTGTCCACATACAAACCAGCTATCTGTCCACGCCTGGTCTCCGCAGCTACGGCAGCATTCCAATTCCCTGACTCACTAGCCTTATCCCTAATTCTTGCTAATGTAGACAATGATCTTTCTTGCGTACATCTGTATCTTTCAGTATTTGCCCTGACTTCTGAATCAATTGCTTTCACCACATGCGGATATTTGTTTACGTTCTGCAACCTTGATGCAATCATAAAAGCGCTTCTTTTGGCATAACCAGCCTCAATTGCACATTGTGTTGCAGTCTTCAGCCCTTCGGAGTGCACCAGCAATAGTATAAATTTTCTCTGTTTTGGAGTTATTTTGTCTTCAAACAATGCGTCTGACATCGCTTCTGGTATAAATACTTCTTTGTTCTCTTGTTCCATAATGCACCTGTTCAATAGATGTTTCTTCCCAGAAACTATACAATAATTAAGCTTCTGATGCAATGCGAGTTATGTTTGTAAATATAAAAAGGTAACTTCTATAAATGTGTAAGTTACCTCTAAGTTACCTTTATTTGGTAGCTGATAAGGGTTGTAACTTGGTAACTTGGTAACTTGTGTTCTAGCGTAGAAGAGAGTGTTACTCTATCTGGGTAAAAACATCTATTGAAAGGGGTGTTTATGCAAAAAACTTAGGATCTTCACGCACAACTTGCAGTGCTTTATACAAAGCTTCCTTACCATCCGTTACTATTTGCTCCCATTCAGATGGAGTATAAGTTCGGTCGTGTTTGGGGTCGAAGAATTTTATATGATAATTAGCGCAATTATCGCACTTAAATATTTTTCTTACGGGGCTGTTTGGCAGATTTATTGACATTTAACCTCCTAATACGGTTTAATGGGAATGGAATGACATTCTTTGGCAGCTTGTCATTGAAATAAATTGAATCTATTAACTGCATACTTTTCTTGTGTTCGTGGGCCGAGAGCCGTGAAGCAATCAACTCGTCTAAAAAATCCCGTTGTCTTAATAATTCTCTGTCACTCATTTTTTACTTTTCTTTAACCTAGTTCTAATTTGTTTGTTTGTTTCCGCAGGTAATCCTAATCTTTTTCTTCTAGCTTTTCTTTTATAAGATTTAAGAGCTTTACCTATTCCTTTTATAGCTATGCCTATTCCTCTCGCTATCATCTACTTTTTCTTAGGTCTTCTTACCTTCATTGGAATAGCTTTAGGTTTAATAATGTTACCTTTGCTATCATACTTAGGCCTATATAAAAGATCTCTTGGTTTTGGTTTAATAATTTTACCATCTTTATCTCTTTTAGGTCTGTACAATAAATCTCTTATTTTAGGTTCTTTTTTAGGTTTTTTTCTTCCTGGACCTGTTAGATAAGCGCTAGGATCACGTTTAGTTTTAGGCTTTTTAAAGCTATCCATAACTTTTCTAAGAGTTTCACTTATTTTTGGTCTTACTAATCTTTTCGGTTGTTTAGGTCTAGCTACCATTACTTCTCTCCCTTTTTACGTCTTTTTTTAATTTGTGAACTAGCAAGTAAACCTGTTCCTGCAGCTGTGCCATATCCAATAACTTCTTTTTTACTTGGGCCTGTTCTTCGTGCCATCTTACCTGCAGCACCTTTAGCACCAGATAATTGTTTTCTTCGTTTAACAAATGCTGAAGCTGATTCTTTTACTTTATCTCTCTTGAGTTTTTTGCCTTCTGGCATTTTCTTTTTCATCATTTCAAGAAACTCTTTAGCTTCTTTTGATGACAAACCTTTTCTAACGGTTGTAACCAGTTTAGCAATGTTAACCATATAGTCTCCTTTTAAACTCCCGTATGAGCGTAACTCTTAACGGGAGTAATATGAAAAAATTTTACTAAATATAGTATATTAAAATGCTTGACACAACTAAAAAGGTGGTTCTTCTCCTTTTTTAATTTTAACGACGGGATTACTCTCCCGAAATCGTGTAGTTTTTGAATGATTCGGGGTCCAAGGGCGGTCCATAGTACACCGCGAGGGAATCATTAGCGCCCTCTGTCCACGTTTGGTGGTAATACTGAGTTTCATCGAGTTCCCCTTGTGAGTCACAAACCTTACACTGGTGCACGCTCTGCTCTGCCTCAAATC